TTCTTCCGCCAAGAATGGTCCCCCTTTGCTCTGCCGCGGGGCGGCGGCAAGGGGTCACAGGTGCAGGCCGGCGAGATTGAGCGGTGCGCTCCCCTTCCGCGCGAGCGTGCGCGCGCCCTCGAGCGCGTCCGGGCCGTCGTCGTGCGCGCCCATGGGGAACTCGGAGAGCTGCTGAAGCAGCAGCGTCTGGTCGCGGCGGAAGAGAATGTAGCCGTTGCGGATGTCCGGCTGGAGCGATTCGACGCGCAGCGTCTTATCCTCCGTCGCGCGGACGCCCTGAATGGGGAGATACAAGCCCGCCTTGGCGCTCTCGCGGGCGAGCTGCTCCTTGAGGAACCATTGGAACTGGTTTGTCTCCGCGCCGAAGAGCGTGTAGCCGCGGCCCGTTTCGCGGCGCAGCAGGCGCTCCTTCTCCAAAATGTCCGAGATGATACGGTCCGGGTGGCGGCGGGCAAGGTCCGCGTCGTAGACATAGGCCGTGCCGCTGTCGCCGTCCACGGCGAGGGTGACGATGGCGGAATAGTCGCTCTGCGCCGATTTTCCGAGCGAGGGGTCGCAGTAGCCGTAAAACCGGAAGCGCGGGGCGCGGAAATCCAGCTCGGCGGGGTTATAAAAGCGGAACCACTGGGGCGAAAACAGGCAGTCGTCCGGGTTCACGGGCTGGTTGAGCATCTCGGACTGAAAGGCGCTCTCCCCTTCCGCGAGGCGCATGACGCGCAGGTCGTAGTACGAGAGCTTTTCCGGCCAGAGGACGCGCGCGCCGGTGAGCATTTCCTTGCGGTGGCGGTAGAAAAAGGCGTGCGCGGTGCGCTCGCGCTTGGGATCGGCGAGATCGGTGTAGAGCCGCTCCCACTCGTCCCAGAGGGGTGAGGCGCTGTCCGAGAGGATCGCGCGGTAGGTGCGCGACTGAAAGCCCGGATTTTTCAGCACGCGGGCGAGCAGCGCGTCATGGTGAAGCACCGTGCCGATCATCAAAATGTCCGTGTAGCGGTCGCCGGACTTGCAGACGGCCTTATAGAACCACGCGGCGAGCTTGTCGCGCTGCTCAGCGGTGCGCACGCCCTCGTCGTTTTCGATGTCGTCGCAGAGGATCAGATCGGGGCGGCGCTCGTGGTTGCGCCGTCCGCGCAGCTTCTGCCCCGAGCCGGCCGCGTCGATGCGGCAGCCGTTGGCGAGGAGGATCGAGGAGGTCTTCCACGTTTTTTTGCCCGGCTGCTCGCCGAAATCGCGCAGAATGCGCGGATTTTCCTCCAGCTCCGACTTGATCGCATCGAGAAAGCCGACCGCCTGTGTCTCTGTGTCGGAGACAAGGAGGATGTAGCGCTTGTAGCCGTAGAGCGCGGCGTGGAGCGCGTTTTTGAGGCTCATCACCGTCGATTTCGCGTGTCCGCGCGGGGCGGCAACGGCGGTGCGTGTGCCGGTTTTCGACAAAATTCGAGCCGCATCGCGCACGGGGTCGGCTCCGTCCATCACGCGCTCGCGCCACAGGGCGTCCAGCGCACGGTGGAACGGCGGCGCGGGGAGCGAAAAGTAGTGCGGGAGGTAGTATTTCCCGAAGTATTCGAGGTCCGTCGCCGCGCGGCGGTAGTCGCTTGTGTCCGCGCAGAGGGCGGCAAGCGCGGCCGCGCCGGGCTTTTCCGGCGCCTCCGTCGGCTCCGGCGGGGCGTTCGCGCCGCGCGGGCCTGCTTCTTTCATGGGTGCGCCGCGCGCGGCGGCGCTTTCTTTCGGGTTCGGCATAGTGCTCCTTTCCGGGAACGCTTTTTGCGAAGCGCTTCCGAGAATGGGGCGCACGGGGGCGTTTGTCGCCCGCTCTTGTGCAACAAGGGCAAAATTTTTTGGAAATTTGCGCCGAGGGCGGCACGGCGAAGCAAAGGGAGCCGCGCTTCGCGCGGGGCTTTTCGCAAGGGTGGTTCTCTTTGCGAAAGAGAACCACCCCTGCGCGACCCCAAGAGAACGCAAGGGCTGCGCCCTTGACCTGCCATTGTCTGCCCCTGCGGGGACGATGCTGCACGCGCTGTGCAAAGGGCTGCTTGCCAAGCAGGGTGCGGCTTTCGATTTGATCTGCTCCTTGCCGCCGCTGCCGCTCTGCGGTGGGGTTTCGTTCCCTCTGCCGCGTCTTTCTACGGGACGCAGCGTGGTTTCGGACAAAACTCATGTGAGTTTTCGTACCAAATGCATACCGGCTGCGAAAGGCGTAGCAGAGGGGAACATAACCGTACAGAGGGAGCGGCAGCGGAAAGAGAAGTAAGTCAAATCGTCAGAAGAAAAACGCTGATGTACTGGTGTGGGAATTCGGAGACAAGCATTGGAGTTCGGGGGTCAAGGGGGAAAGCGCCGAAGCGCCGCCAGTGGCGGAAAAAGCGAGGCGCTTTCGAGGCAGCGGCGCGATTGGCGCGCCCGAAGGAGCGCGGGAATCGCTTTGCCGCAACGGTGGACAAGCCCCCACGGTCTTGGGGTTCCAAAGGGGATATTCTCTTCAACTAAGAGAATATCCCCTTTGATATTGCGCCGCGGGGTGCGGCGAAAACAGCGGCGCGCCGGCGCCGCGAGGGGGCGTGTCGTTGACTTGGGAACGGCGACAAGGGAAATGGGCGGAAAAGCGGGCTATGCTGAAAATATGAGCCGCGCCACTGCCGTCAATGCTCAGCGGGAAAGGGTCCTCCTTTTTTCTCTTTCTTCCTTTTGCGATCCCTTTCAGGCGGCGCGGCTCTGACACCCCAAAGAGGGTGAAATTTGATTACCGGAGGTAATATAATGGCATTTGATTACGCAAAGGCATACCAGCAGTTCATTGACGAGGAGCTGGTGGCCGCGTCCGCGACCGCTTGGATGATCCCGGAGGCGGGCAAGGTGCGCTTCACCGGCGGCCGCGATGTGGAGATCTCCACGCTCTCGACCAGCGGGCTGGGCAACTACGACGCCACCAAGAGCGACGGCAGCGCCTACCCCAGCGGCACGGTCTCGAACGACTGGACGACCTACACCCTCGCGATGGACCGCGGCGTGAAGTTCGCGCTCGACCGCACCAGTCCCAACGACACCAATTTCCTCGCCACTGCGGAGAACGTCATTCGTGAGTTCGCGCGAAACGCGCTCGTGAAGGAGCAGGACGCTTACCGCATCCAGAAGCTCTATGCGCTGGCGAACGCCGACACCGCCCACAAGGGAACGCACATCGTGTCCGCGGCGCTCACCAAGAGCAACATCATCGAGAAGGTCTGCGGCCTTTTGCAGACCGTGCGCGACGACGCGGAGGTCATGGACGGCTATGTGGCGCTCGTTTCCCACAAGAATAAGAGCGCGTTCCTCGCCGCGGCGACCGGCACCTACCACAGCATTACATTCGGCGCGGGCGTGAGCATCAACGGCGTGACCTACGACAATGTGATGCTGCTCGACGACCTGCCGTGCATCTTCGTGCCGCAGAGCCGCATGAAAACTGCCGTCACGGTGCAGACCGGCAGCGGCAACAGCGGCGGCATCATGTCCGCGACCGGCGCACAGGACATCAATGTGCTGCTTGCCCACTGCTCCGCGCCGCTGGCGGTGAGCAAGCTCGACTCCATCAAGCAGTTCGGCCCCGAGGAAAACCAGTTCTTCGACGGCACCGCCATTCAGGCGCGCTACCTCTACGACCTGTTCGTGCCGACGAAGAGCGTCGTTTCCCTCGGCGCGATCGTTGAACCCGCGCAGGCCGCGGGAGGCAACTAAATGAGCGGCGTGACGCTCTCGCAGCGGGACGCCATCCTTGCCAAGGCGGAGGCGCTCGCGGGCGAACCGCTCGGCGAGGCGGGCGCGCTGCTCGCGGAGATCGCCTGCGAGCGCGCGCTGGCGCATTGCAATCGGTCGGACATTCCGGAGGAGATGGAGCAGGCGGTCGCGGCGGTGCTGGTCGGACTGGTCTCACGTGAGTCCGACGTGAAAAGCATCACGCGCGGCGACACATCCGTGACCTATTTGGACGGGAAAGATGCCGAAAGCGTGCTGCTTGCGCCGTGGTGCAGGCTCGGAACGCTCCGAGAGGGCTGAAAATGCACGACGCGAGGATGACAAGGGCGCTGCGGCGCACCTTCGACCGCACGGCCTGCGTATTTCGTCCGTTGTCCGACGGGACGGAGCGGGCGGTCTATGTCGATATTCCCTGCGCGCTCAGCCGCAGCGCACTCACGAGTGCGCCCGCGGTGCGCGGCGCGGGAGAGGCGCTGTGCGAGAGCCGCTACGCGCTCTCGCTCTACACGATGCCGGAGATCTGGCTGGGGCTGGGCGACCGCGTGACGGTTTCGGACAAAAGCGGGCGTGTGTACCACGCCCGCGCCAGCGACAGCGTGCGCTATCCGAGCCATTGCGTGACGGTGGTGGAGGTTACGGAGGTATCCGTACCTGCTTCACAGGAGAGTGCCGAGGGCGGCACGGCTCACAAAGAGGGCTGACGCCCTCTGACGGTTCGCAAGGGATGGACTCTTTTGAAAGAGACCACCCCCTGCGCGACCCCCAGAGAAACACAAGGGGCAAGCCCCTTGACCCCCGGACTGCCGAGGGAAGCCAACTTTTTGGGAACAGTACGGGGGTGCAGGAGCTTCTGACGACTTGGTGTGCTTCTTGTTCCGCTCAGCCGCTGCTGCGTATCTGGTACGAAAACTCATGTGAGTTTTGTCCGAAACCCCGCCGCAGAGCGGCAGCGGCGGCAAGGAGCAGACCAGATCGAAAGCCGCAAAAAAACCGGCAGGCAGTTCTTTGCACAGCGCGGGCAGCATCAGTGTGGCAGGGGCGGACAATGAATGGGTCACGGGCAAAGCCCGTGCGCGTTTTCCCACCGCTTTTGCGCGGTCAAAAGCGGTGCTCGCGGAGCGGGGACGCTTCGTAACGCCGCTGGGAGGCGGCGGACAAGACTCACATGAGTCGGAGGTGAGAAATTGAACGACATCAAAGAGGGCGTGCGCGCCTATCTGGAGCGCGAGAGCGGCATTCACGCCGTGTGCGCCCCCGCAAGGCACACGGGCGAGTACCCGCTTCTTACCGTGGACGCGCGGGAGGACGGCGCGGTGCTCTGCGCGGGCGGGGCGCAGGCGGAGCATCGCTACCGCGTGACGGTGACGTGTGCGGGCGACCGCGAGCGGTCGGACAAAAACGGGAGGCTCGCGGCGCTGGTCCCCGTGCTGCTGCGGGGCATTCCGATGGCGCTGCCCTCCGGCGTGCCGGGCGGCGGCAAGGTGCGGCGCGTGCTGTCCCCGCAGGGCCTGGAGACAGAGGGCGACGAGCTGCGCTTTACGCTCTCGCTGACGCGAAGCGTGCCGCCCAAGGCGGACGGCGGCGGCGCGGGCAGCGAAACGATGCAGGTGCTGCATTGGAACGAAAGCAACTGATTTGATAACAGGAGGAGAAACCGAAATGGGTTTACCGGAAATTTACATTTCCTTTGAAACGGCGGCGGTGAGCGCCGTCAAGCGCTCGAGCCGCGGGGTCGTGGCACTGGCTGTCACGGACGCGACCAAGGGCGGCGCGGCGAGCGCCGTGTACCGCAGTCTGAGCGAGGTGGACGAGAGCAAGTTCACGGCGGAAAATTACCGCCTGCTGAAGCTGTGCTTTCTGGCCGCGCCGAGCAAGGTGGCGGTGCTGCGCATCGGCAGCGACGAGGCAGACACCTTTACCGCGCTCGACACGCTGGACTTTGACTACCTTGCCGCGCCGGGGCTGACGCAGGCGAAGGTCATCAGCTACATCAAGGCCGAGCGCGCCAAGGGCCGCGGCGTGAAGGCGGTCGTCGCCAACGCGACGGCGCCCGACGACGAGGGCATCATCAATCTGTGCGCGGAGGACATCGTACTCACCGACGGCGCGGTGACGGCGGACAACTACGCCGCGCGCATTGCGGGTCTGCTGGCGGCGACGCCGCTCACGCGCTCGGCGACCTATGCCAAGCTGAGCGAGGTCGTCTCCTGCGGCGCGCAGAGCGACGCGGACGCGGCCATCGACGCGGGCAAGCTCATCCTTGTGCCGAACGGCGAGGGCTACTGCCTCGGCCGCGCGGTCAACTCGCTGACCACGGTCACGACCGCGCACGGCGCGGCGTTCCGAAAGATCAAGATCGTGGACGGCGTGGACCTCATCCGCGCGGACATCACGCGCACCTTCCGCGAGGGCTACATCGGCAGCGTGCTGAACGATTACGACAACAAGCTGCTGCTCGTGACGGCCATCAACGCCTATTTCAAGGCGCTCGAGGGCGATGTGCTGGACAAGACGGCGGACAACGCGTGCCGTGCGTCCCTGTCCGGCCAGCGCGGCTGGCTGGAGAGCCACGGCACGGACACGAGCGAGATGTCCGACGCAGAAATTCTCCGCGCGAACACCGGCAGCGAGGTCTTTTTGGAGGCTTCCCTGACATTCTGTGACGCGATGGAGGATCTGACGCTCAGGATCGCGATGTAAAAGGAGGGTAAAAATATGGCACAGTTACAGGCAAACCGCACGCTTTCCGGCTCGTTCGCGTCCGTCTGGGTGGACGGCGCGCTGATCGCGGAGCTGGAGAGCATCACGGTCAAGGTCAAGCTGCAGCGCGAGCGCGTGCAGCTCGGCATGGATGTGGACAGCAAGATCACCGGCTATTCCGGCGAGGGTACGATGAAGCTCAAGCAGGTCTACACCCGCTTTTACGAGGTCCTCGACGAAGCGCGTCGCGGCGTGGACAAGCGCTGCACCATCACGACCGCGCTCAAGGACCCGGACAGCGTGGACGGGCAGGAGGAGCGCTACGCCATTGCGGGCGTGGCGTTCACGGAGCTGCCGTTCATCAACTACAAGATCGGCGAGGTCAACGGCCAGAGCCTGCCGTTCACCTTCCGTCCGAGCGAACTCAAGAGCCTTGACGCCATCGGCGTCGGCGAATGATGGCGCTTGGGGAGATTCTCGCGGCGCGGGCGGACAACGCCCGCGCACGCGGGACGGTCGAGGCCGGTACGCTGGGGACGGTGACGGTCGAGGCGCTCCCCGTTCGCGAGCTGGAACGGCTCATGCGCGGCGCGGACGGCGACCGCGCGGTGTTCTATGCCGCCTGCCGTGAGCTGCAAGGCGCCGGTGCGGCGCTGCTGCGCGCAGGCAAGGTCTACCGCCCCGATCAGGTGATGGCGCTCGTGTCCGACGCGGAGGCGGCGAAGGCCGCCGAGGCGGTGCGCGCGCTGTCCGGCTGGACGGAGACAGAGACGAACGGCAAAGTGGCGGAGGTCTTGCCTGCGGAGGACACAGATGGAGACAGCGCGGGCGCGGGCGAAGCCGCGGACACGGGCGCTTCCTCCGAGGCATCGGACGGGACAGCCGGTGAAGCCGCGGCGCACGGCGCGGACACGGACAAAAAGGCGGCGTTCCCTGCCGTGACATCGGACGGACACACGGCGGATAACGGGCGGTCAAGAGGTCAGCGGTTCGACTACACGTCGGACGGGACGGACGAAGGCGCGGGCGGACAGGACTCACATGAGACGGACAAGAAGGCGGAAATCCGACCTGCCGTCGTGCAGGTAAATGCGGAAGTCCGACGCGATGCCGTGCAGAAAAAATCGGCGCGCACATCGTTCCGACCTGACACCGTGCGGGAAAAAGCGGGAAAAAACGCGGAAATCCGACATCGTTCCGTGCATGGAGAAAAAGCGGGCGGACAAGCCTCATGTGAGTTTTTGGCAGAATATGGCGAACCGCTCCCACCTGACGGCAAAACACAAGTCCTGCCCGAAAAATCGCCCGATGCACCACAAAATGTTGGGGTTTCGGACAAAATGGACGGCAGTTTACAGAAAACGGAGCGGGAGTTTTTATCGGAACGCGCCGCGCCGGAGGACGGATATGCGCTCGGCCTGCACGAAAGCAAGTCGGAAATCGACGGGCGGGGCGGAGCGAATCTGCACGAAAGTGAGTCGGAAAACGGTGCGGGAAGCGGGAAAGCGCTGCACGAAAGCAAGTCGGAATATGCGGAAGCGCTGCACGAAACCGAGTCGGAAAACGACGCGGCAGGCGGGGATCCGCTGCACGAAAGTAAGTCGGAAGTCACGGAAACGCTGCACGAAACCACATCGGAACTTGCCGAGAGGGTCGCGCGGGAGCTGCTCGACGGCCTGCGCCGCGCGGCGTGGGTGCGATAGGGGGGAATATGGCAAAGAGTCGGACAATTTTGATTTGGCACAACAACGGTGAACAGCAGTTTACCTTTACAGTCAACCCCGAACGGCTGCGCGTTTCGCGCCCCAACTGCAACCGCGTGGAGCGGCTGGCGATGGGCGGAACGGTCAATCTCTGGGGCGGGCGCGGGCTGCGCGAGGTGTCGTTCACGACATTCCTGCCGGAGGAGCGCTCGCCGTTTTACGGCGGCACGGACGGCGCGGAGGTGCTCTCGCTTTTGAAGGCCTGGCAGGACAGCGGCGACCCCGTGCGCATGATCGTTTCCGGCAGCGACATCAACGACGCGTTCCTCATTGAGGATGTGACCGAGACGCTGCGCGAGGGCGACGGCGACATCACGCTGACGCTGACGCTGCGCGAGTATAAATTTGCGTCCGAGCTGGCAAAGGACGCAGACGGCGCGGTGCAGAGCGCGGGGAAAACGGCGCGCGCGGACGAGCGCGTGCTGCCGAAAACGCGGACGGTCAAGCGCGGGGACACGCTCTGGGGCATCGCCTGCGAGTTGTACGGCGACGGGACGCGCTGGCGCGAGATCGCGAAGAAGAACGGCGTGACCGAGCCGCGAAAATTACCGGTCGGAAAGGTGCTGGTGCTGTGAAGCTATATGCAAACGGGATATTGCTCAACGCGGCGGCGCAGAGCGTGACGCTGGAAAAGAGCCGCGGCGACGCGGCGGCGACGCTCACGGCGGTGCTGCTCACAGCGGCGGCCGACCGCTATTTTCCGAAGGAGAGCCTTGCCCTCGGCGACGCGGTGCGGCTGCTCGGCGACGCGGGGGAGGAGGTCTTTCTCGGCGCGGTGCAGGCGGTGTCGAGAAATGTCGAAACGGTGACGCTTATCGCGTGCGACCGCGGGCTGTACCTGACGGCGAACGAGCTGTCCGGCGTGTTCGCCGGGTCGCCGGAGGGGATCTGCCGCGCGGTGGCGATGCGCCTGAGCCTTCCCGTGGGGACGCTGGAGGTCCCCGCGGGCTGGAAGCGGCTGGTGGCAGGCGCGGGCGTGCGGGCGTTCGACATTCTTCGACAGGCGGTCGGAGAGGACCGCGAAATTTCCATTCAAAACGGTGCGCTGACGGTCACGAAGGCGGGGCAGGAGCGCTTTGTCATCGCCGAGGAGACGGTGCTCGCGAGCCGCGGGACGGCGGACGCAAGGCAGATGGTCAACCGCTGCGCGGTCATCGACCGCAGGGGGGCGGCCGCCGCCACGGCGCAGAACACGACCGACCTCGCCCGCTTCGGACTGCGCCAGCGGGTACTCGGCAAAAGCGGGGACGCTGCGGCGCAGGCGCAGGGCGGCCTGCGCGGGCGTATCCTGCGCGGGGAGCTGACGGTGCGCGGCGACCTCAGGTACCGCTGCGGCGCAATGGTCGAGCTGCACCGGAAGGAGTTCGGACTGGACGGCGCGTATCCGCTCACGGCGGTAAAGCACCGCTGGGAGCGCGGGCTGTTCACGACCGAGCTGACCTGGGAGGGAGAGGCATGAATGTATACAGCGAGCTGTGGGCGCTGCTCCGGCCCGAAAAGAGCCTTGACGGGGGCGGCGCGCTGTTCGGGACGCTCGCGGGCATCTCGCCCCTGACGGTCCGCGTCGGCGGGTGCGAGGTGAGCGAGGGGCTGTTCCGTCCGGCGGGCATGAGCCTGCGCGCGGAGGATGTGGGGCGGACGCTGGCGCTCGTGCCGTGCGAGGAGGGCTTTTTGCTGCTGTTTTTTGTGGAGTAGGGGAGGAGAGAATATGATTTTTCCCGATTGGGGGACGGCCCCCGAGACAAACGAAAGCCCGCTCCCGCTTTTCCGGGAGTGGGCGGTGGACTGGGAGAGCGGCGCGCTTGCGCTGCGCGGCGGCGAGCCGTACACGCTTGAGGGCGACGAGGCCGTGAAGCTCTGGGTGCGCCTTGCGCTCGACGCAAGGTGCGCGCGCTGGAGGTACAGCGCGCACAGCGGTGACTACGGCAACGAGCTTGCCGCGCTGCTCGGCAGGAGCGGCGACGCGGGCATCCGCGAGAGCCTGCTCAAGAGGACCATCACCGAGACGCTGCTCGTCTGCCCGTACATCACGGGCGTGGAGGGCTTCTCGTTCGAGCACCGCGCGGACGGCGCGACGGTGCGCTTCACCGTGAAAACGGTGTACAATTCCTTTGAAACGGAGGCGGAAACGGCATGACGAAGGACGAAATTTTTGCCGCGATGGAAAAAGCCTACACGGGCGCGGGCAGCACGGTCGAGGGCAGCTTCGCGGGCGACCTCCTGCGCGCCTGCGCGGACGGCTGCGCGGAGCTGTGGAGTACGGAGATCGACGGCCTGGAGGAGCGCGCGTTCGTCGCGAGCGCGGCGGGGGAGTGGCTCACAAGGGTCTGCGCCGACCGCGGCGTGGAGCGCCGCGCGGGCGAGGACGACGAAATGCTCCGAGCAAGGGCGCTCGAAAGCCTCAAGCGGCAGGGCGCGAGCGGCAACGCCGACGATTACGCCGCGTGGTGCGGCACGGTGGAGGGCCTTCTGCGCGTGCGCGTGCTGCCCCTCGCGCGCGGCGCGGGGACGGTGGACATTGTCGCGGTCGGGCAGGACGGCAGAGCCGCGAGCGCGGCGGCGGTCGCGGCGGCGCAGAGCGTCGTGGACGAAAAGCGCCCCATCGGCGCGGACGCGAAGGTGTTCGCGGCGGTCGAAAAGCCGCTGAACATCGCCGCAAGCGTCGTTCTGAGCGAGGGCACGAGCCTCGAAGGGGTCGTAAACGCATTTAAAGGGGCCTTCACGGCGTTTTGCCGCGAGGGGGCATTAACGACCCGCCTCGTCAGCTACGCGCGTGTGAGCGCCATTCTGCTCGATCAGGAGGGGGTCGCCGATGTGACGACCTTCACGCTCTGCGGCGCGGGGACCAGCTTCGCGCTCGGCGAGCGCGAGATCGGCGTACCCGGCACGGTGACGCTCACGGAGGTGACGGCATGAGACTGCCGGAGAGCGTGACGAAAATTCAGCCGGTCGGCGCGGTGCTGAAGGCAAGCGAGGCGGGCGAGGCGCTGCTGCGCGAAGCGGGGGAGCGGGTCAATGCGCGGCTGCTCGTCGGTCAGGCGGACGCGGCGGGGCTTTCCCGCTGGGAGCGCGAGTACGGCCTTGCCGACCGGTCGGGAGAGGACGGCGCGTGCCGCAGGGCGCGCATCTATGCCGCGATGGCGGGCGGGCAGACGCTCACCCGCGTTCGTCTCTCGGCGCTGGCGGTCGCGGTCGGCGGCGCGGACCGCGGCGAGGTGACGGAGGATTTTGCCGCTTACGCGGTCGAGCTGGCGGCAATTCAGCACGGGCGGCTGCCCGCGCCGGAGGGCATGGCGGCTCTCCGCGAGGCCATCGCGCGGCAGAAGGGCGCGCACCTGACCGTGACAGCGGTACCCTGCGCGGCGCTGACGCTCGACCGCGCAGAGGCTCTGCACGGGGGCGCGCTGGAGCTCGCGTGGGGCGAGATCGCGGAGGGATGAGCAAAGAAAAAAGCTGCAAGCGGCGCTTGCAGCTTTTTTTGTGCGAATGGGGTCAGTCGAGGCTGTTTTTGAGGGCTTCGACCGTGCGGCGCAGCTCGTCGAGATTGGCAAGGCAGGTATCGAGCTTGCGTTTGGCGGTCGCCTTGTCCGCGTCGTCGAGCTTCAGGGTGCGAAGCTGCGCGGTGGAGCGGCGGATGGCGCGGCCGAAGGAATCGACGCTGCGCAGCGCGTTCGGCGCGGCCTTGGGCGGCGCGGGGGGCAGCTCGGCGGCCTTGGCGTAGGCGATGGCGCGATGGACGAGGACGGGGAAGTCGTCCGTTTCGCCTGCCTTGGCGACGAATTCCTCGACGGCGGGGTAGAGGTGGGCGTTGCTCCTGCGGGCCAGCTCGTAGGCGTCGGTCATGGTCATTCTGCCGCTCTCCGCCCAGGCGGTGAGCGTTTCGTCGAGGTTCAGGAGGTCTAAATAGCGCTCGACCGTCGCGCGGGAGAGGTCGGTCTGCTCGGCCATGAGGACGGACTGCTCCTTGACGTTCGCGGGGAGCTTTTCCTCGTTTTTCAGCACCTCGCGCAGCGTTTCGAGCTGGCGGGCCATGTCAAACGGCGAGAGATTGCGCCGGTGCAGGTTCGCGCCCATGAGCGCGCGCAGCTCGGCGAGGGAGTCCTCATAATGGCGCACCTTGCACGGCACGGTCGTCTTGCCGAGCTTTCGCGCGGCGGCGACGCGGCGGTGGCCGCTGACGATGCGGTATTTGCCCTCGGCCGCGGCGGGGGTGACGATGATGTCCTCAAGGAAGCCGTCCTTTTTCACGCTCTCGACGGTGGAGAGGAACTGCTCGTCCTCCGCCATGGAGAAGCGGTTCATGGGGTTATCCTCGAGGTCGGAAACGCGCAGCTGGCGGACGAACTCGCCGTTGACGGCGCTGGCGGCCTCGGTGGTCTTTTGCAGCGTCCCGAAGATGGACGGAGATTTCTTGCTCGCCATGCTCAGCCCTCCATTCGTTCCAGCATCTCGTCGCACAGCGCGGCGTAGTCCGCCGTCGCGGCGCAGCGGGGGGAGAAGAAGCACAGCGGCTGGAGCGCCAGCGGCGCCTTCTTCACGTCGATGTTCTTGCGGATGTAGCTGCGGAACGCCAGCTCCGGCAGCATCTGCGGGAAGGAGGCGATCATCTCCTTATCGAGCGTCGAGCCGGACTCGACGGCGGTCATGAAGATGCCGAGGACGCGGATGTCCGGATTGACCAGCTCGCGCACATTCTGCACCGTCTCGAGCATGACATTATAGCCCTCGATGGAGTTTTTATCGACCTTGATGGGGATGAGAATGTACTGCACGGCGACGAGAACATTGATGTTGAACAGGCTCTCGAGCGAGGGCGAGCAGTCGAAGAACACGAAGTCGTAGTCCTGCGGGATCTGCGGGAGCAGGCGGCGGAGCGTCATGTCGCGGCCGAAGGGCAGCTCCTGCATGGCGGTGAGCGCGGGGGCGAGCAGCGCGCCGCCGCGGATCACATCGAGGTTTTCGACGCTCGTATGGCAGATGGCGTCGGGAATGCGGCAGTCCTTATCGCAGATGACGTCCGCGAGCGTGGTGGCGGGGATGTCGGTCAGCTCGAGGTTGCTCGTGGCGTTGCCCTGCGTGTCCATATCCATGATGAGCACGCGCTTGCCGCGGCGCACCAGCTCGCCCGCTAAGTTGATGGCGGAGGTCGTCTTGCCCGTGCCGCCCTTCTGGTTCATGATGGCGACGGTCTTCACTTGCTCTCCGCCCCCTTTCGCTCCAGCTCCTCGACGCTTACGACCTGCTCCATGATGGTGTCGAGCATGAACTGCGTCATGCTCATGCCGAGCTTGGTCGCGGCCAGCTTGATGCGCGTGCGCTCGTCCGGCGTGGCGTAGACGAGCAGCTTGACCTTGGCTTCTTCCACCGAAATTCCCCCTTTGGTGCGGTCAGACCCCATAATTCGACGGGGTTTGACATTATGATGTCATTTCATGGAAAATATTATGACATCATTGCGGCGGCTTGTCAAGAGTAAGCCGGATGTTTTGATGTCAAAAAACGGCGCGGGGGCGGCGGAGCGACGCATTTCAGGGTGCAAATCCCTACATTTCGAGCCGTCCGCAGTCATTTTTTTGCAAAAGAAGGTATACTGTTCCGCGTAAAATCACCGGGAAACCACGGCAAAGTCCCCGGGGACTTGCTTCTCCCCATCCGGGGAGAAGCAATCGCATTGTCAGCAGACGCATCCACACAGAGTTCAGAAGGGAGAAACAGCATGAAGAAACGGATCGTCAGCCTGCTGCTGGTCTTCTGCATGGTCATCACGCTCGTACCCGCCAATGTTCTGGCGGACGAGGTGAAGGGCCTTGCGGAGACGACAGCGGGCCAAACCCAGACGGCGGGCACGACGGCGGCAAAGCCGGAGAACCCGTTCGCCGACGTCAAGAGCGGAAGCTGGTACGAGGCGGCGGTTTTGTACGCCCGCGCCAACGGCTTCTTTGACGGGACCAGCGCGACGACCTTTGAGCCGGACGGCCCGATGACGCGCGCGATGTTCGTCACGGTGCTCGGCCGCATGGTGGGCGTTGAGGCGGCGGACTACGCCGGCGCGACGGACTTCATCGACGTCGCGGAGGGAACCTGGTACGCGCCCTTTGTCAAGTGGGCGGCGCGCTACGGCATCACCACCGGCACCGGAAGCGGGAAGTTCTCGCCGGACGGCAGGATCACCCGCGAGGAGATGGCGGTCTTCTTCGTGCGCTATTTTGAGACCTTTAACGCGATGCCGAAGGCCGATACGACCGTCACGACAAAGCCTGCCGACCTTGACGAGGTGTCCTCGTGGGCGCAGGACGCGGTGGGCAAGCTGTGGGCGCTGGGTCTGCTCAACGGCGACGGTAAGAGCTTTGCGCCCAAGGATAAGGCGACCCGCGCCCAGACCGCCGCGCTCTGCCAGCGCACGGACAAGGCCGTGGAGACCTGGTACTCCGAGCCGGGCGTGAAGAGCGAGCGCGTGAGCGTTGAGCCGGGCAGCGGACAGGAGAGCGGCGATAAGAAGCCCGAGGAGCAGAAGCCCTCGGGCGGCGGCTCCACAGGCGGCAGCTCGGGCGGCGGTGGCGGCGGCACGACCGTCACGACCCATTATGAGGTCAGCTTCGTGGTCGAGGGCGCTTCGATGCCCAAATCGACCGTCGCCGCGGGTACGCGCATTTCCTCGCTGTCCACCCCAACGGTGGAGGGCAAGGTGTTCCTCGGCTGGTACTACGACAGCGCCCTGACCCGCGCGGTCGGGACGAACGACACCGTGAACGGGAACACGACCCTCTACGCCAAGCTGGGCGAGGTCATGGCGGTCAACGCCAACGAGGCGGAGACCCCCAACTATGTGACCGTGACCGTTCCGGCGGCGAATGTGAGCGGATATACCTTCGGCATCAGCGGCTATACCGAGGGCTGCATTGATTCCTTTATCAATGTGACGGCGAACAACGAAGCGGTTTCGTACAACGTTCCAAACGGCACGGTGAGCTTTGCGCCGCAGCAGGGCCAGACCTACCGCGTGGAGCTGAAGGCGGATTCCGACGCGCGCTTCGTGGTGGACGGCGCGGAGCAGGCGCCGAGCGTGCGCGTGCTGAACATCGTCACGGAGAAAGACGAGGTGGACAATCTCACGCTCTCCGACGGCGTGAAGTACATTCCCAAGAAGGACGTGACGGGGATGTCCACGAGCCTTGACGGCCTGTTCCGTACCTCGCTCGTGCAGGACGCGGAGGGCAACACCCAGCCCGTCACCCCCGTGGCGCAGACCGGCAGCTTCACCTATGCCGCAGGCGGCCTTGCCGTGGGCGACACCGTAGCGATCTACGAGGGCGTGAGCCCGGCTGACCGCAGCATCCGCACGGATAACGACGGCGCGGTGGCCTACGTGCAGATCACGGCGGCCAGCGGCACGACCTATACCTATAAGACGGCGGACTCCGCGGACGTGCTTTTCACGCCCGACGTGCTGCCGTTCCCGACCGATCAGGGCTGGGACACCGACGGCAATGCGGACAATGACGCCGCCACTGTCCGTGTGGAGAACATGACCTACACGGACGATCAATACACCGAGATGGGGCTGGATTCCCAGACGACCATCGACGTGGGCGACTTCCTCGCCTTCTACACCGGCTCGCTGGGCGGTGAGTCCCAGAGCCGGGGCTACGCGCGGATCACCCATGTGGAGACGGTCACGCAGGACGGCGAGGAATACTACGTCCTCACCTACGAGGCCGCGGAGGAAGCCGACGTTTTCGCGGCGATGGACCTCTACAGCACCCGCGACGAGGAGATCGAGCTGACCGCCGCGCAGAGGGCGGAGATCGAGGACGACATGGTGCGTCAGGCACGCGAGAGCGGCTTCGCCGAGCAGGCGGCGCAGTATCTCACCGAGCTGGCGCTGGAGACGGACGGCTTCCAGGAGCTGAGCGACATGGGCCTTTCGTCCTACTCCATCACCGACGCGGACGGCGCGCTGGTGCAAAGCTGCGACCTGACGCTGTACAGCGCGGTCTCGCGCCCGCTGCTCGATAAGGATCACATCAACATCAGCGCGACCGTCAACGTCGGCTCGCTCAAGCATTTTGCCGACCGCTACGGCATCCGCGCCGAGCTGTCCATCGAGTTCTCCACCACCGTGGAGGGCAAGAACGGCAATTCCATCGAGATCAATATGACCGCCGTGTTCGAGCAGGAGGTCCTGCTCACCGTCAACACCAGCGGCGGCGCGATCTGGAAGTGGAAGTGGATCTTCCCCTACATCTACGATTACCGCCTCAACGCCAACATCGACGTGGGCACCTACACCGGCATCGCCATCACCGCCACCGCCAAGACGGCCGGCGAGGACGACGACGGCTTCGACTGGAAGAGCGTGACCGGTCTTGCGCCCGAGGAAAAGATCATCAACATCGGCCAGCAGATCAAGGATCTGATGGAGCAGAAGGAGAGCTTCTTCGGCGAGGATGTGGACTGGAAGGCCGGTGAGGGCGGCGGCCTTGCGGATAAGTACTCCGCGATGATGGAGGACGCCGACGAGAGCTGGATCGACCTCGTCCGCAAGGAGATCTTCGCGCAGGAGGGCAATGTGGACCCGTTCCACATCCTCTGCTACGGCATCAGCGCCGACTTTGTCGTGAAGGCGAACCTCTACGTCACGATGGGCATGAGCTTCGAGTTCGGCGTGGCCAGACGCTACAATTTCTCCATCCTGCTCTTCCACAAGCAGTCCACCAACGAGACCATTGATCTGGAGGAGGCGCACTACAACTTCGACTTCTACGTCATGGGCACGCTTGGCGTGCGCGTGGGCGTGGAGTTCGAGATCGGCGTCGGCCTGTTCTCGCTCAAGCTGGACTCCATCGGCATCACGGCCGAGGCAGGCGCTTACGCGCAGCTCTGGGGCTACTTCTACTACCATTTGAGCTGGACGCAGAGCGGCGGCAAGGAGTCCAACGCCGCGGGCGCGATGTATGTGGAGATCGGACTGTATCTGACCATCACGTTCAAGGCGCAGCTTTTCTCGAGCGACAAGCTGACCTATCAGCCGGTGCTCTACGACGGTCAGTGGCCGCTGTGGAGCGCGGGCGCACAGGAGAACGTCTACGACTTCGCGTATGACGAGGACGACGACCGGCTCGGCATCGACCTCAAGACGGTCCGCAGCGTCACGCTGCCCTCCTCGCTGTTCGACATGAGCTATATGGACATGAAGACCGGCGAGCTCTACGACGGGGACGAGAATCCCGCCGCCAACTACGACGACGCGTCCGAGAGCCACTTCACCATCGAACTGAGCAACGGCGCGTTCCGCTACGATCCTGCCGGCAACACAGTCACCATCACGCCCGACGCGAGCTCCATCAAGGAGAGCTGCGACGTGACGATCCGCTGGAGGAACGGCGCGCTGGCGTTCACCTCCGAGCCGATCGAGCGCACGCTGCACATTGAATGGAGCGATCCCGCCAACGTGCAGTATTACGCCTTTGATTCCAACGGCGGCAGCTATGTGCCGATGATCGTGACCGGCAAGGGCGCGGCCATCACCGCGCCTGCCGCGCCCGTCAAGCAGGGCTATACCTTCGCCGGCTGGTACAGCGACAGCGCCCTGCGGCAGAGCTACGCGATCCCCGCGGTGATGCCCGCCTTCAGCGGCACGAAGGGCATGATGCTCTACGCCAAGTGGGAGCCCGCGCACGACACGCCGTATCGGGTCGAACACTATCTGCAGGAGCTCAACGGCACCTACACCAAGGCGAACGACGACCTTTGCACCGGCACGACATTAGAGCGGACGGCTGTTTCTCCGCGCACCGGCACGGTGGACGGCGTGAACTACGATAATTATGCCTGCGCGGGCGTGACGCAGCAGACCATCAAGGCGGACGGCAGCGCCGTGGTGCGGGTCTATTACGAGAGAAAGTCCTACGACGTGACCTTCACCTACGGCACGTTCCGGAGCGCGGAGCTGCCCGACATCGTTTACACCATCAAGTACGGCGGCACGGCCTACGCGCCCGCGCTTGCCCTGCAGGGCTACACCTTTAAGGGCTTCGAGGGCTTCACCGCCGATGCGCAGAGCGGCGGCGTGACGGTCACGGGCGACATGAGCTTTGCGGCGCAGTGGTTGCCGCGCGACGACACGCCTTACCGCATCGAGCGCTACGCGCAGCGTGCGGACGGCGTGGAGGGCTATCTGCTCATCGACGACGAGCGGGCCATCGAGAGCCGGACCGGCACGACCGGATCCGCGATCGACTTCGGCGCGTGGAGCAAGAACGGCTTCACCTACGATCACGCGGAGGTGAATGGCAGCACCGTGTCCTCGGCGGCGATCGGCGCGGACGGCAAGACCGTCGTGAAGCTGTACTACGACCGCGCACGCTGCGGCCTCCGGTTTGAGACGAACGGCGGAACGCTGCCGGAGGGCAGCGGGGAGACGGAGCGGGTGTACTTCGGCGCGCGCGTGCGCCTCGCCGCGCTGCCGCAGCCGGTCAAGGCCGGCTATGTGTTCCGCGGCTGGTACACCGATACGGCGTGTGAGAACGCCTTTGCCGGCGGCACGATGCCGGTGACCGGCCTGACCCTCTATGCCAAGTGGGAGGCCGGACAGAACACGGCGTACAAGGTCGAACACTACCTCCAGAACGCGGACGGCAGCTATCCCGATGCCGCCTCGCAGACCGAGAACCTGGCCGGCGCGACCGGCGCGGCCGTTGAAGCGGTCGTGCAGACCATTCCGGGCTACCATGAGGATACGGAGAACAAGAGCGCGGTCAAGAGCGGCACCATCGCCGCGGACGGCACGACCGTGCTGCGCGTCTACTACGCGCGCGATACCTATATCCTGACCTTTAAGAACGCGGGCGAGGACGACTTCGTTTCCACCCGGCGCTGGGGCGAGCGCATCACCGCGCCCGCGCTGACGGTGACGAAGCCGGGCTACGCGCTCAGCTGGTCGCCCGCGCTGCCCGAGACGATGCCGCAGAGCGACAGCACCTACACGGCGGTCTGGACGGCGAAGGGCGATATTGCCTACAAGGTCGAGCACTATCAGCAGAACGCGGACGACGACGGCTACACGCTCCGCGACACCGACCCGCTCACCGGCGCGACCGACGCGGAGGTGACGGCGGCGGCAAGGAACTACGACCACTTCGTGCTCAACGAGAGCGCGGCGGGGACGGTTTCCTCCGGCGTGATCGCGGCGGACGGCTCGCTCGTGCTCCGGTTGTACTACGACCGCGAGACGCTGCGCGTGACCTTTGACGCGGGCGAGGGCGGCACGCTTACGGACGAGGCGGAAAAGACCTTCCGCTACGGGCAGACCTTCTCCGTGACGGCCCCGACGCGGCCGGACTACCACTTTATTGGCTGGTACCTGCCGGAGGGCGGTCAGTTCAATGCGCAGACCGTCACCGAGAGCATGGCGCTGACCGCGCGCTGGGGCGCGCAGCCCGTGGACTTCACGGTGGAGCACTACTACATGGATACGACCGGCACTATGCCGTCTGCGGCGAACGAAACCGACCGGACGAGCGAGGAAGTGGACACGGATATCGAGGTCGGGACGCTGAAAAAGAGCGGCCTGAGCGAGGCGTTTACCTGCGTGAAGGCGAGGGTGAGCGGCGTGTACGGCCTTGCCAACGACACCGAGTTCACCGATCTGAGCGCGACGGTCCGGGCCGCCAAGGGCATGACCGTGAAGCTCTACTACGACCGCGCGCAGTATGCGCTCGAATGGGTGTTTGACGGCGGCACGGCGAGCAACGACTACACCGGCAGCGGCGGCGCGTATGAGATCTATTACGACACCGCGCTCGTTCTGCCCGCGCCGGCCAAGCGCGGCCACGACTTCGGCGGCTGGTTCGACAACGAGACGTTCAACGAAAGCGGCAAGCTCGCGGCGGGCGCGAAGATGCCCGCGGCGGCACAGACCTACTACGCCAAGTGGACGCCGAGCGTGTACGGCATCGCCTACACGGGCATCGAGGGCAGCGCCCCTGATGTGACGCTCCCGACGACGCACACCTACGGCACGGCGACCGCGATCCCCGATCTGACCAGAACGGGCTATGTTTTTAACGGCTGGCTCGTGAACGGCGAGGGCGCGGCGCAGACGAATCTGACGCTGGGCGCGGAGGACTACACCGGCGCGGTCACGCTGACGGCGGACGCGCCGCAGGAGCAGGTGAACGCGCTGCTG